GATGCCATCCGGTGGTATGTGGGAATGGGACGAGGATGCGGGTGAATGGGTGGAGGTGGCATGAGAACCAACCTCTCCGACACCGGCGCAGCCACCACCATCGTGGGCCTCAGCGACGCGAAGACGCATTGCCGCGTCTACCATACTCAAGACGACAGTTACATCACCAGCCTGGTGCTGGCGGCCACCGACGCCATCGAGCGGGAAACCCGCCGGGCGTTCATCAACCGATCCTTCCAGTTCCAGCTCGAGGCGTTCCCCGCCAGCGGCGAGATCGTGCTCCCACGCTCGCCCCTGCAAAGTGTCACCAGTGTCACCTACACCGACACGGCTGGGGTTACGCAGACCGTTTCGGCATCTGATTACGTCACGTTCTCGGTCAACGGCATCGGCCGCGTGCAGCTCAAGAGCACCGCCGCGTGGCCCTCGACGCAAGGCACCGGCGGGCTAGACGTGACCGTGACCTTTGTGGCGGGCTATGGGGCGGCTGCCGCAAACGTGCCGCAGCTGCTCAAGCAGGCGGTCATGTTGCAGACGGCCCACCTCTACGACAACCGCACCGCGGTCGCCCCGGCGGCCATGTACGAGATCCCGCGGACCGTCGAACGACTGATCGTGCAGTACCACAGCGGGGACTACGCATGAATCCGGGCTACATGCGAACGCCGCTACAAATCTACAACCCGACGGACGCTACGGACGAGTTCGGTCAGGTCAACAGCACCAAGACCGTGGGCGGCGCGGTCGTGTTCGCTGCGATCAACGAGGCTACGGCGGATGAACGCATGAACCACCGCCAGCTGAATCAGGTGGTCACCCATCGCATTCGCTGCCGCTGGCATCCCGACATCAGCCACCGTTCGCAGCTGCGGACGGTCGCCAGCGAGCAGGGCATGGCCACGGCCACGTGGGAAGTGGTCACGGCGGTCAACTGGCAGGAGCGGAGGCAATACCTCGACCTGGCATGCAGGCAGGTGGTCACATGAGCCAGGTGCAGGGATTGACCGAGTTCCGCAAGGCGATGGAGACCCTTAGCCGCGACGAAACCCACCGCGTGCTCAAGAAGGTCTTACGCAAGATCGGCGCACCCTACGCCGCCGACGTGCAACAGCAATACCACGGCCGCAGCGGCAAGCACGACAACGAGAGCATGGAGCGGGCCCTGCAACACCGCTGGTGGAACAAGAACACCAAGCGCGGCCTGCCGGTGCGGTTCAGCCGCATGAAGACATTGCAGAACCTGCTGAAGTACGGCCTAACTGTCCGCGGGCTGCGTCGATCCAGCGGCGTGCTGTTGCGGCTGAAGATCAGCGGCAACGCCGTGCACCTCATGGAGAAGGGCCGCAAGCGAGGCAACAGGACCTACCGCGGCTGGATGGATGGCGTGAACACGCTGAAGCGGTTTGCGGCGTCGGCCCAGGCTCAACTGGACCAGCTGCTGCCGGGTGAGATGCAGAAGGCCATTGCCAAGGCCGCCGCGGCCGCGGGGGTGCGGCGATGAGCGCCACAATCGCCGCAGTCGTGCGTGACGCCCTGCTCTCGACCGCTGGCGTCACCAACTTGGTCGGGGCCCCCAGCGTGGCCCGGATCTTTGTCTCGTACCGCGACATCACGGGCTATCCGTGCATCGTGCTGCAGTACAACGACAACGCCGACGTGAGCCCGGCCCTAGACCGCACCGACCAGCTGCGTCGCCTGCAGGTCGATATCGACTGCTTGGCCACCACGGCCAAGGACAGCCTGGCCCTGGCTGAGGCGGTGCGGGTTGGCGTGCACGGAGCCAAGGGCACCAGCCGCAGCACCACGGTCATGGAAATCCGCGTGGCCCGCGAGAGCACAACGTACGACGTGGGAGCCGAGGGCGACGAAGGCGGCTACCACATCACAAGCGTGGGCGTCGATGCGTACTACCGCAGCGCCGCCGTTTCACCGTCAACCATCTACCAGGGCGGCGTCCAGCCGCCGCCATAAGGAGCACAACATGCCAGCAATTGCATCATGGGGAACAACCCTCAAGTACGGCTCAGCAGGATCAGGCTGCACCTACACCGGCACGCCAACCACTAGCGTCGGCAACGTCATCAGCCTCAACGTCGATGGCATCAGCCTCACAATGATTGACGTGACCACCCTGACGGACCGCTTCCGCAAGTTCGTCGGTGGTCTCGTCGATTCGGGCAGCCTGAGCCTCGAGGTCAACCTCGACACGGACACCGGCAGCAACCAGCAGGCCCTGATCGACGAACTGGACTCCAGCCTCACGGGCGCAAACACTTGCCGCTCGTTCCTGCTGGAGTTCGGCGAGGCCACGAACAACAAGGGCACCACCGTCCAGTGCGCCGGATACGTGCAGCAGTTCAGCATCCGCGGCGGTCTTGACAGCGCCGTCACGGCCAGCATGACGATCAAGTTGAATGGCTCCGTGGCCATTGCGGACGTGGCGTGATGAGTGACCTCAAGGCAAGCCTGTTGGGCCTTCGGGCGACTGTCCCTTCGGAGATGGTCACGGTACCTGGCGTCGGTGAGGTCGAGATACGCGGCCTCACCGCCGCCGGGCGTGACGAGTGGGAGCAGCGGATCGTGTCGGCCCGTGGCAAGACGGTCCGCAACATCCGGGCCTCACTTGTCGCCCTGTGCGTCTACGCGGACAGCAAGCCCGTCTTCACCACCGGCGACATCGAGGCGATCGGCGAGCTGCCAGCGCAGATCGTGGACCGCCTCTACGACGTGGCGAGCCGCCTGAGCGGGCTGGGTGCGAAGGACCAGGAGAGCCTCGAGGGAAACTCCGAGAGCGCCCGCTGAGGCAGTTCCTGTTTCGGCTGGCGCTGGCGTTGGGTCGGACGGTCGCAGAGCTGGAGGCGAGCATGAGCAGTCGTGAACTGAGCGAGTGGATGGCGTACGAGGCGATCGACGGCCCGGTCGGCCCCCAGCGGGACGACCTGCGGGCTGGCGTTGTCGCTGCGACCATGGCCAACTGCCACCGGGCCAAGGGTCCGGCGTTCAAGCCCCAGGACTTCATGCCGTTCTACGAGCGACCGCGGACTAGCCCGGACGCCGCCCTGGACGCCCTGCGGGTTGCGTTGAACAAGCCCAAGAAGGGGTCTGCGTAATGGCAACCGTTGGGAACATCAAGGCCAAAATGGTGCTCGAGACCGCCGAGTACATGGCGGCGGCGGACAAGGTGGTTGGCCGCGGCAATCGCATGGGCCGCGAGCTTGAGCAAGCTCTCGGCAAGGCCAGCAAATCGTTCGGCGCGATGTTTGGAAAGGGCGTGGTTGGACTCGTTGGAGCCCAAGGTGTTGCGACGGTGATGCATGAGCTTGCTTCCGCAACTTCTGACGTGGCCAAGTACGGGGACGCTGCTTCAGCGGCCTACGCGGGACTTGAGAACGGTCTAGCGCAGATTGGCAAATCCATCCCAATCATCGGCGATCTGTATCAGATGACCGTCAACCTGTTCAACTTCGAGCAGCAACTGCAAGAAGCAGCAGAGGCAAGGGCCACGGCTATGGCCGCTGGTTTAGAAAAGACCCTAACCCTTACGCACGAACAGAGACTTATTCAAGAAGTTGGGCTACAGCAGTTTCTCAAGATGGAGGACGCGGAGAAGCGTATTGCCGTCCTTCAGATGCAACGCAGAGACAGCTCAAGGGCATTGACAGATGAATACCACCGCATGAGAAAAGAGCTTGAGAAAGCTGGTACGGGCGGCTTTGTGATGTTTGAGGGGGAAAAGCGGTCGTACGCGCAACTGCGAGACATTGTTGTTGAAAGAGAAGCTGCAATCCGAAACTCATTTGACGCCCAAATTGAGGGCATTCGCCAGGTTGCGGAGGCGGAAAAAAAGGCCGAGCAGGATCGCATCGACGCGTACAAGCTTCAAAAGATGCAAGAAGGCATGGCCGCCCAGGAGGCGCTAGACGCTGCTCGCCGCGCCGGGATTGCCGCAGAATTGGCCCGCAACAACGCCGAGGCCCAGGCCGCCGCCACGCGTGCCATGGAGTTCAGCAACGTCGAGAGCCTGGGCACCGCCATCGGCGGCGTCAAGGTCGCAGGCATGAGCGACAACAGCGTCGCACGCCTGGTGCCGACGCAAGAGGCCATGAAGGCCTACCTGCAACAGATCGAGCGAAACACCAAGCCCGAGCGTGGAGGAGCACCGTAATGGCGGTCGTAATCAGTCAGAAACCCGGCGGGCTCGTCATTACGTTCGACCGCGGCAAGTGGTCCGGCACGTCCACCTACGTCATTGTCGACGACGCTGGCGCAAGCATGACGCCCTCGGACGTGTGGAACGCCGTGGTCGTGCAAACAAAGTTGGGCCCTACTGAGTTCAGCGGAGGAAGCGGCGCGCTCACGGACCTGGGCACGTACTTCACGACCGGGCCGCGAATGCGTCAGGTGGCAGCCGACATCCGCCAGGTGGACGATGGCGGATACGTGTACGAGGGGACGGTCACGTTCGACAGCAACCTCGGCAGCGGATCGACGCAGCTGCCGGATCGGCCGAACGAAACACAAGAGGCGTTCACGGCCATCGAGTATTCGGTGCAGGGCGAGCCGGTGGACGTGTGGCGAGTCGGTGCAACCATCCCGTCCGGATCGGGTTCGGACAACCCGGCGGACACGGACATAGGCGGAACGAAGGTCGATGCGGGAGGCGAGCCCATCACCTCGTTCGTGAACATTGCGCGCGTGACGGTGCGGAACGTGAACGTGGGTCGTCCGACGCCGCCCCTGAGTCAGGTCAACACACGGAACAACGCGAACTTTTCCATTGGCCCCTTCTCGTTCCCCGATCGCAGCCTGCTCTTCACCGGCGTGCAGATCAGCCGCGTCGCCACGAGCACGTACGAGACCGTCTACTCGTTCGCCTATGACGCGGACCTGCACCTGCGGCAGATCGCATCCAAGAGCCCGCACACCCAAAGCGTGATCCTCGGAGCAAAGAGCGACACCTGCACCGGCACGCCGACCAGCGCCGATCAGGGCTTTGCGTTGTGCGTGTACCTGCGGCAGCCGTTCCCCGCCACCAGTTCATTCTCCAGCCTGAACATGACCACATGAGAGTCAACGGGTCAACGAAGAGGCAGATCGGCCCATGGTCACCTAACCAGGTGCGCACCATTGCCGACGCTGTCAACCTGTTCCTGAGCCAGCAACGGCAACAGACGACCGCACCGGCGCTGCAGACCCTGCCCGTTCTGATCATGGCCCGCATCACGGGCTCGCACGAGATCAGCGGAGCGACCGCGACGGTCGGCGGCGTGGCAAACACCCCTATCGCATGGCTGTACGACTGGGAAGAGACGTTTCTCAACGGGTCGGGTGCGTATCAGAATTCCAAGACCTTGCGTCGCAAGAGCAGCCTGAGCAGCAGCACGCTCGGGCGTGCGTTCAACGGCTGCGAGGGCCCGCAGCTGATGGGCTCCACGACGGTGCTGGGCCCTGGGATCACCACCGCCTACATCCCCGCCGGGTTCACCATCAATCCGATCGCCAACAACACGGTGGTGCTGATGTACGCGTTGGCCCGGGACAACGGCCAGCAACTGTTCTTCTTCTCGTGCCCGAACGCCATCGACGGGGAATGCGAGGGAGGAGGGTGACGCCAATGCAACCACGACAACATCCCCAGCTGGCGTTTGCCATCAGCGTCCTGCAGCTCTTCGTGCTGGTGGTCGGGGTTGCTGGCGTGTTCGTCACGCTCGGCCGCAAGGACGCCATTTTGGATCGGCAGGACCGGGACATCAGCGAATTGCGGTCAATTGCTCAGGACTTGGTGAAGGCCCAGGTGCTGGGTGCCGCGACCGATCAGAAGCACGGAGAGGCCCTACAGGCGGTCGCTGTGCGGCTGGACCGGCTGGAGGCCCGCCGGTGAGGGTGCTGCTGTTCCTGATCCTAGTGGCCCTGAGCGCCTGCTCGTCAGCCCGGGCCATCAGCGTGTCGGCGTCGCAGATCCACAACCGGGCTGGCGAGATCCGCCGCCTGGCTGGTGAACTGGCACCCGACAACGTGCCCGCGATCGCACCCGCCATCGACGCGGAGGCCGCTGCCATTCAGCAAAGCGTGGGCGTCATTCACCGTGAGGTCACGGGCGTCAAGGACACCACGCCCTGGTGGGCGACACTGCTGCAGGTCGGACTGTGGGCGGTGATCCTAGTAGCGGTGGTCGTGCTGTTGTTGCAAACGGGCATCGGGCAGGCACTGCGGGCCGCGGTGGGCCTGATCCCGCGACGGACCAGGGCCGAGGCTCAGATCGCCGCGGCGGTGCTGGACCCGGCAAAGCAGGAAAACGTACGTGAGTGGGTCGCTGCACGGCGGGCAGCCGATCCGCTCTTCTCGGCCGCGTTCACCGCCGAAAGGGAATCTAACCATGCACCTGATCGCTGACGCATCCTCGTTCCTCGGCTCCGTTTGGTTCGGCATCATGCTCGGACTGGCGGGCTACATCGCTGGCAACCTGCTGCCCGTCAGCCGGATCACCGGCTACTTCAAGTGAGCAGCCTGCTGCGGGCCGCGTGCTGTTGCGGTGGAGCTGGATGTATCGACTGCAGCTGCTTGCCCAGCAGCGTGACTATCGACTGTCCATCATTTACTGCAGATAGCACCGGAGAGGATTGCTCGTTGTGTGGAGGTGCGGTTGCCTATCCCGTAATTCCCGCAACAACGGTAACCGCATACCTGTGCTGCTCGACAGACTCGTACGCCTACTACCGAGCAAACGCAATTCAGGTTGACGACGCGAACTTTTGTTGCGGCAGCCCTGCAGTATGCACCAATCACGAACTTTGGGTGGTGTTCTTCGTCGTTGCGACTTGCGCGGTCGAAGGCGGTGTACCGGTATTTGTTGGATGGCAGGTTGGTGCGGATTTTGTTGTCGCTCGGGAGATTTGTGGGCAGTGTGCAACGGTAACCCCAAGAGACCTTTCCGTAGACCCGTGTGCTGGTTCTGCTGACTTTTCCAACATTCCATATGACTCCTGGTTTACATGCACAAGCACGTGCACTCTTCCTGGCTGCGTCGCACTAGCTGGAGCGGCAACACTACTGAACACAAGCGGCGGAAGCGACCCGTGCGACCCGACTGGGACTTACCCCGCCGATTACGATATAACCAGCATCGGGAATATCGTGGTCTCGTGATCGAGTGCGACCACTGGTCACCGTGCACGGTCAAGGGGG